CCTTATGGTTGCGCACGCGCTCGGGGAATGGTTGGGCAGGCGTCCATGTTTGGACGTCTTCATCATCAAAAGCCCACGACATGCACAGCACGTCAGTCGATGGGTCTTGAGCGTAGTTGTAAACGCCCGCAACTTTTAGGTCGCAGGCGCTACGGGTTTCAAAGTCAACCCAGAGTGTCATGCCGTTGCCGCCGTCAAAATATGCAAGCCCAACTCAGCATCAACGCAGTTGCGCAGCGCTTGCCTTTTGTTTGGTATCTTGCTGGCGGCGACTATCTCATGGCCGTCAAAGTCTGAAATCTTGTTCTTGTGTCGGATGTCAGCCTTATCAAACCTGCGCGGCGCTACTTCAAAGTTTGACCAGAAAAGATGGCGTTGCATTTCAAACGTGGGCCTGACCAGAGGCTCATAGTATGGCTTGACGTTTTCGACAACCCATTTGCCCTTGGCGTAGTGTTGCAAAAACACGATCTGCGCGTACAGCGTCATGTCAGGCATGATGGGTGCAAAGCCTTTGCCGATCACGCCGACGTTGTGCCGGTACTGGCCATGGCTTGGGCAAGGCGGGCTGGCCCATATAAAGTCAAACTCCGCATAGTGCGCTTCCAAATACGCAACTGCGTCGCCGACCACAACAGTATCCTGTGGGTATAACTGCGCGTAGACCTTGGCGATCTCGGGTGAGTATTCGACTGCCGTCACTTCACACCCCCCCCATAGGCTACGGTTACCGCCGATACCGGCGTACAAATTTAAAATCTTCATGGAAAAGGCAGGGCCGAAGCCCCACCATCTCACTTAGGCAGACCGACGACGACGGCCAGCGGGGGCAGGCGCGGGCGCTTCAACAGCAACCTCAGGCTCGCCGTCCATGCTGACCCACTCTTGCACCTCGAAAACCGGGGTGTAGATTTTGCCGTAGCTCTTGTGGGCGTAGTGATCCTTTTTGAGTTTCACAATTGCCACCGGCTTTGCTTGGTCTTTTTCAACCTGCTCTGCCAACGCCACAGCCAAGGTCTGCACAGAGCGCTTACCGCCCACTGACGTGGTGGTGTACCGCGCTTCCATGCCCTTGTCTTCTCCTGATATACATTTCAAAGACATGCCCACTTGTGTCTCCCAGCCTTTTTTGGCGCCGGGGGGCGCTTCGTCAAGCTCGGGCAGCGGTTGGGACACCGACGCCATCTTCTCGGCCAGCACTTCACCATCGCCCCAGGCGATGAAGCCGTGGACAAAGCTGAAAGGATTGATGGCCCAGGAGGAGTCGTCTTCCACTTCGGTCTGATCGGCACCGAAAACCCAATGACCAGTCTTGTCCATTTTGAGGATGACTGTACCGGCTGGGCCCACGTCTGCTTGGATCGCGCGCAAAGCGGTTGAGAGGGTGGAGACTGCGGGCAAGCCCGCTTGAGAGAACGCTACTAAATTGGACATTTCTGTTCCTTATTGAAGTTTAGAAAGGGCAGCAGTGAGTTGCTTCCCGATTTGAATCACCGCCGGCCTGGGATCACTCTCAGACGCGATGGTGGTACCCGAAGAGACGGCGACGACCAGATCATCGGGCAGGGCTTGCTTGCGCTTTTTGAGCGCCTTCTCAGCCTTGGCCGGTGAAATGATTGATGTCTCCATCACTTCAGATTCTGTGAGACCGAACGCAAACAGGGCGACTTTGGCCTTGTCTTCGTCAGTCCATTGGCGGATGGCACGCTTGGCCACCAACTTGTAATCGGGCAGTTTAGCACCGCTGTCCAGCATCTGAAGGGCCAGCGCGCGCAGGTCAGCGATCCACTGCTCCAGCATATCGGCGTTCTTCAGATACGCGCTGATCTGGGGCGCGTCCAGGCTCTCGATGGACGTCTTCAAGGCCCGGTCAACAGCGCCGGTCATCTGTGGGCAGATGGGCTTGGCTGCGCACCAGCGGCAGTGGTCGCCGGTCTTGAGCTCAGCGTCTGGCTTTTGCGCCAGCTTGACGGCCTGCACCAACTGCAACTCAAACTCAGCAATGCGCTTTGGTGTGGTCACCCAACGCTTGACTTGGGGCGGCTGCACGATCACGCATTCGATCTCATCAACGCCATCAAAGGCCCACTTGGCGGCTTCAGTGCGCATGGACGCAGCGGCGTAGAACATCAGTTGTGGGTTCTCTTCTACGTCAACCATAACACCGTCGCCAAACTTCCAATCAAGTACGACAGCCCGATTGCCAACCCGACCGATAAGGTCAGTAGACCCAAACACACCAGGAAGCAAATCACCAAAACCAACGCGAGTTTCAGCTTCAATTTCCATCTCCTTATTTGGGTCGATCTCATCAAGCGCGGCCAGCGCCACCTTGAGTTTGTTGTCGATCAACTCTTGCGTGAGCACTTGGTCTTCGTACTTGGTGCCCAGGTAGTGCTCGGGTGGGTTGTCGGTCATCACGATGTCGGCGATGACGTTGTGAAGGAGCGTGCCCTCATCGGCGTATTTGTTGCTGGGTTGGGGCGGCATTTTTTGCACCAAGGCCACAGAGCCTGGGCAGTTGATGACGCGCTTGGCGGTCGAGCCGCCGACGATGTTACTGTGCTGCATCTGGTGTTTCCTCTTTAGTGAATTTGATTTCGCCGCTGTAGCTGTAGGTTTTGATTTCTACGGTGTTGAAGGCATCTGGGAATCTGGCTTGCGCCCATTCCAAGAGAATTTTCTCTGCTTCGGTGGTGGTGATTTTTAGTTCCATGTGGACTCTCCTTTAGTTAATGAGCCTTGACTGTAGCACAAAAAATAAAAGTGTGCTAAACTTTTTGACATGAAAGAATCTGAAGTCGAAAAATATTTTGTCTGGACTGTGGAGCGCATGGGTGGCAAGACGTGGAAGTTCACCTCGCCAGGGCGGCGCGGTGTGGCTGACCGGATCGCTTGTTTGCCTGATGGCACGACATGGTTTGTGGAGTTGAAAACAAAAGGCGGCAGGCTGAGTGAGTTGCAGAAGATTTTCATGTCGGACATGGCGCTACTGAACCAGCGCTATGCGTGTTTGTGGACTAAGGAGCAGATTGATGGTTTCGTTACGACCGTATCAAGAGCAGGCCGCTGACTTCTTGTACGAGAGCGACCGCGCCATGGTGCTGGCGCCTGTGGGTGCTGGCAAGACAGCGATCACGCTCACGGCCATGGACGCCATGATCAAAGACGGCCACGTCAAGCGCTGGTTGGTGGTGGCGCCCAAGCGCGTCTGCACCGACGTGTGGCCCGTCGAAGCGCTCAAGTGGAGCAAGCACTTGAAGTTGGCCATTGCAGTCGGCACGCCCAAGCAGCGCAACGATGCGTTTAACAGCGACGCCAACGTCATCGTCATCAACTACGACAACCTGCAATGGTTGGCCGATGTGTGCGACAGCCTGCCCGTAGACGGGCTGGTGTTTGATGAGCTGACCAAACTCAAGAACCCATCAGGCGCGCGCTTCAAAGCGTTCGACAAAATCATCAAGAGCGTGCCCATTCGCTGGGGCTTGACCGGCAGCTTCACCAGCAACGGCCTGGAAGACGTCTTCGGCCAGTGCAAGATCATTGACCTAAGCCTGCTGGGCCGCTCCAAGGGCGCGTTCATGCAGCAGTACTTCGTGCTGATCAACAAGGAGTTTGGCGAGTGGGCGCCACGGGTTGGTTCGCTGGCCAAAGTCATGGACAAGATCAAGCCGGCGACGTTTGTATTGGAGCCAGGCGAGTACAAGGACAAGCTGCCCCCGCTGCACGTTGTCGAGGTGCGCTGCGACTTGATTGACCGCAAGCCGTATGAAAAGATGAAGGCCGACTTCGTGGTGAAGTTCCCTGACGCTAAGGCGATTGCGGCCAACGGCGGCGTGGTGACCGGCAAGCTGCAACAAATGGCCAGTGGGTTCGTGTACGACACGCGAAAGACGGCGTCTGACGTACCCGGCAAATTCATTGTCACACAGACGCCGGTGTGGTTTAGCCCACACAAATTTGATCGCTTGGAGGAGTTGCTCGATGAGAACCAGCACGCAAATACCATCATTGTTTACCAGTACCAAGAAGAGCTTGCCGAACTCAAGCGCCGGTTCAACCCCACGACTCTTGACGACGACCGAGCCATTGAGCGATGGAATGCTGGACAAGTCAGGCTACTGGCCGTCCATCCAAAGTCAGCCGGGCACGGGCTCAACCTCCAGCACGGCGGGTGTCACATGGTGTTTCTGTCCCTGCCGTGGAGTCTGGAGTTGTACGAACAGACCATTGGTCGTTTGCACCGCTCAGGCCAAGCACACGCTGTGTGGTGCTACGTGATGATCACCAACAAAACGGTTGACGAGAAAATTTTTGCCGCCTTGCATGACAAGCGGGCGGTGTCGGATATTGCAATGGAGGAACTTAAATGACCAGACTAGACCTGTGGAAGGCGCAACTCAAAGCGGCGCGATCCATACTGAAAATTCACCGCAAGGACTTCAACGCTGCCGCGCGGACGTTACGACGCACACTTGACTTGATATATAAACTGGAGACAAAAATTGGAAATCACCTGGCGAAAACTGAACGCTGAACTCAAGACCCTGGACGAAGCCAAGGTGCTTGAGATGCTGACCCATGAACGCGAGTCAGGCAAACGAGTGTCTGTGCTGGAGCGGCTGCACCAGCGCTACACGGCCTTGCGGGCATCCCGCGAGCGTATTGAAATCCTACAGGAGGCAAGACGACCATGAGCAATTGGACACCCCCACCCGGCACCAAGATCACCAAACCTTGGATTAACGTCGATCACCCGCGCTACAAGTGGACAACCGGCGCTGACGTGCAAGAAACTTGGCGCAAGCAAGGCTGGGTACCGCCCAGCGCGAGCCTGCCCACGCCCCCGCCGGAGAAGTTTATCGAACCCAAGCCACTGCGCCGAGTGAGGTAAGCCATGCCAGCATTTGACACATGGAGCCAAGAGAACTTGGCCAAATTTGCCGCAGAGGCTTACGCCAAGATGCAAGAGCAAGACGACCGCATTCAGCAGTTGCAAAACGATTTGAAAACCGCCATCAACGCATACCGGGAGTTGATCAAATGAACAAACCAATTACACCCAATAAATTTGCCACAGACCTGTGGGGCATGATGCAAATGGCGATTGACGAAGCAGTTGCCGCAGAGCGTGAGGCGTGTGAAAGAGCAGTTGAAGAACTGTTGCCCAATGCTGATCGCAGTGACTGCGCCGCCGCCATCCGAGCAAGGAGACAAGCATGACACTACAACAACTAAAGGCCATGAAGCTGGCGCTGTCAACATTAAGGGAAGTGCAAAGCGAAACATTCCGATTGTTAAGAAATGGGCAAAGGCTTTACGCGGAAGAAAAGGTGTGGAACACCATAATTGAAATCAAACAAGCATTGGCAGACCATGCCATGAGCGAAGTGCAGAGGCTTGGGCAAGAGATTGAGCAAGAGCCAAAGATTGGTTGTGTGAATCACGATTGTGACCAATGCAAAGCACAGCCAGATCAGGAGCCGGTGATTGGCAAATGGAGTTTGCGTGAAGTGTATTTTGATGAAGATGGAGAGCCAATAAGCCACAGAAGCCCACCACAGCGCACAGAGCAGCCAGCACAGCGCACATGGGTGGGGCTGACTGAGCAAGACCTTGATTACCTTTGTAACTTAGCCTATACCGGAGATGAAGAATTTGCGTTAGCAGTGCAAGCAAAACTTATGGAGAAGAACGCATGACACCGCTTGTGCAAAAAGCTGTCAGATTTGCGCCAGAACCAGAAACCGCACTTTGGTTTGATGTTGGTCAAATGCAAAGCACTCTTGAAATGAAAGTGCCAGCAGATTTCTTAATGCACCTTCCATCCAAAAGAACGGGGATTGTTGGCCTTGATACAGCGGGGAAAGATTTTGCCCTATGGTTGCTTAAGGGCGAAGGTTCTGTGACCGTTGGAGGCTGTTCAATGTGGCATGGAAAATACTTCCCGCCTTATGCTTACATGGCAACTGATGACGGGTTTAAGATTTACCAAAAAGACAAAGAAATAACGATTGATGATGTAAAGCCTGTACATCGTATGGTGCTTGCTGTGTTGGTCAAAATCAATGCACAAGCGCAAGGTTATAGGGCAACACCAAAGCGCACATTTCTAAATCAAAAGCGGCAGGCAAAAGGCAAATCAGCATTGACATTTGATTGGCACACGATTGAGATTGAGCCGCCAAAAGTTAAGAACGACCCCCAAGGTGGCACACACGCAAGTCCAAGAAGGCATCAAGTCAGAGGGCATTGGCGCACCTATAAATCGGGCGCAAAAGGATGGGTCAAAGAGTGCTGGAAAGGCGATGCAAGCAAAGGGTCTGTTTTTAAAGATTATCAATTAAAGGAGAACACATGAAAGCACGAAAAGTATTCCACGCACTGATGGCCTCTAAAGGCTATACAGAATCTGATCTTGCAATGGATGGAGACAAGTACACCAATCCGGCTATGCAGGGCAGATGGAACTATTTCCTTGCAGGCTGGGAAATGAGAGGTGTAATGTGATCGAAACCATACTTGCCGTATTTGCGGTTGGATTCCTTGGCATCGCGGTGGGCATTGGCGTGATCTGTCTGATGGTCTGGATGGCGCTCAATGAAGACTAAGGGCGGCGCCAGGCCAGGCAGCGGGCGCAAGCCCACACCCATCAGCGAGTCCAGGGCCATAACGCTGTGGAACGATGGCGTCACCAAGAAGGAAATTGCCAAGCGCTTTGGCGTGGACTACGAGGTAATCAAGTATTTTTTTAGGAAGAAATTTAAGACATGAACAGCGCGGCTTCGTCTTTGCGGCGGTTCTCAAGACCTCTGAGCACCTTGCCGCCGGCTTTGCAGTACTGCAACAGCGACGCTATGGCCGCGTCTTTTTCCCCGCGAATAACCTTCTGACGGAAGGTGCTGCGCTGTAGCGTTCCCAAACCAACGTTAAAAGCAAAGCTGACGCAAGCATCGAATTGGCCTTGGGTAAGTCTGACAGGAATGAGTTGGCCCACACCGCGCTCAAAGCGCTGGAGATCGTTTCTGAGAATTCCATCTACTTCGTCTTTTGAAAACGTGCGATTGTCTTTTGGCCGAAGCGGGTAAGCGCCTCTTTGATCCATTGGAATTTTTGCTTGATCAGGGTAAAGTACATGTCCGACTCCTATTGTCCAAAGCTGTGCTGGGCACCGATACGCCTTGTACCTGATGCCCTCATGGTGCTGGATCATCTTGATCGCATCAGCGCTGACGTTCATTTTTTGAACGCCTGCCCGCCAAACCAGAAGCTCACGATACACGCCCAGATGATCTGGGTTTCATCGTCCCACAGGTGATTGAGCGCCACATCAAAGGCGACGTCTGTGTGCCATGCGTAATAAAAGCCAAAGATTTCAACAAACATGAACATGGCAAACATGCCATAGGTAATCACTGAGCGGGTCGCAGCGCGCATGTTGGTCACCCATTGAGCCGCGCCTTGGCCCAGCGCAATATCGTGCGCATAGAGCGCCTGGCGCTCCTGCATGGCCGTCTGGTTGTTGGTGACCTCGGCGTTGATCTGAATCTGTTCGGTCTGGATGTGCTCGATGCGCTCTTGTGCTTCCAGGCCAGCTTTCTTGAGGGTCAGCTCGCGCTCGGTTTGCATGGCGGCCAAGGCAAGCTCATGCTTCTTATCGGCGCGGTCTTGGAATAGCTCAAGGATTTTGGGCAGGCCGCCCATCAGGAAGCTGATTAGGCTGGAGAACAGGGTTAGCATGTTTAACCTTTCAGGTCGAAACTTAAATTGGGGTGGCGCGGGTACTGCACAACGCGCTCCCCTTCAGGGCATTTGTATTTGATGGTCGCCAGCAAGGTGGCCTTGCCTTCAGCAATCTTTTCTTTTCGTACCATTGTCAACTGGTACGTAAACGTGTCAATCTCTGGGCCTGCTGGGCCGCTGAATCGGCTTGCGGTGGTGGTTGCTTCATGCACCATGCCCGCTGCGTCCCGAATGCTTGGCGTAAAACTTTCAACAGAACAGTCATCGCGCTTCTTGATCCGCGCAACGGTGACGTTGATGGGTTGCCCAGCTTCTGCCACGATTTTGAAATGCTCTGGTGACCATTCAATGATTGTGCGGTCGAACCAACCAAACTTGTCGGCCAGCGTGTAACTGCCGCCCAGTGCGGCAACGCTTGCGGCAACTGCTCCAATGGCTTTGGTGAGGTCGATCATTTGTCGGCTTTGTTGTCGAGCTTGTCGAAAATCTTGCCCAGCAAGTCGCGCATCTCGCGGATGTCGGCCTTGTAGTCGTCGCGGCTCACGTAGTCGTGGGGCATGCTGCGCACGTCGCTATCCAGCCGGTCGATGGCGATGTAGATGCGGTTGAGCGTCCACCCGCCGAAAAACCCGGCGATGGCCACGGCGATGTTGAAAAGTACTTGGTAATCCATCATCGTCCAGTTGATCCGATACCGCGAATTTCTACGCGAAATGGTTCGTTTAATGCGTTTTGGTTGTCAGAGGCCAAAGCATTGGTAACGCCAATGGCCGCAGGTGCAGTCAGTTTCTGCGTCAACCCTTGAGGGTTGGACAACAATTGCGCAACACGATTACGTTCCGCGCCGGGCAATCTTTCCAACAAGTCGGCCATGGTTTGAGGGTTTTTGGCAGCTTCGGTCAGCACCTTCATGCTCTTAGCGCCAATTTTCTTTTCCAACTCGCTGATGGCTTGATTGCCCGCCGTAGTCCAGAAATTAAGCCAAGAGGGAAATCTGAAGTTTGACGTCTGTTGGGAAACCAATTGCGTCAACGCCTTTTGACCTTCAGTGGCTTGTTCTTTTACCGACATTTGCGTCAGATGTTTTTGCGCTTGCATTTCTAGCAGTTTTAACGTGCTATCGGCCACTTCAGTAGCGATGTTGTAATTTCCTTTGCCAAGGATTTTTTCAACTGTTTCAGGCGATTCGTTTTGCACCAAGCGCACAAATGCGTCTTTGTTGGTCTTCCACATTTGAAGCGCTTCACCGGCCAATTTTTTCTCGGCGATTCTTTGCATGCCTTTGGTGTAGTCAGCGTTGTATTGTTTCCACCCCACGCCGCCTGACGACTCAATAGCGTCGTCAATTAAGGGGCGAATCTTGGCCAAAACACTCGCCGCCAAATTACGCTGAGTTGTAGCGTCTGCGCCAGGGCGCAGTTGCTGAATGGCTGCGTTAACCGAATTTTTGCGGATTGCTTCTAGCGCGTACATGTCAACTATGCCGGCGCTGTTAGTCCACTTGGTGATGTCATTCGCCACATTTTTAACCGCACCTTCAAGCACGTCGTTGCCGGGGATACCCGATTTAGGGTCAGACAACACGGCGGTGATTTGTTTAATCAATGGCTTTGCTTCTAGCGGTTTAATTCCAACCGCCCGCATGGCGTCCGCAGCGCCTTGCGCAAAGCGCGCGCCTTGGCCCAGATCAAGCGAACCAGTAGCCGCTTGAGAAGACCAATTTTCTGCCTGCTTGGCCAAGTCAGCGGGATAGCTGTATCGTCCAGGCATAAGGGGTTGGCCAATGCGCTCGCCGCTGGGCGCACGAACCGGCACGCGGCCTGCGGCCTGCTCGGCCACGCCTTTAGCCCGCTCAAGAAACCGTACTTCTTCAACTTTATCTGCCGCAGCGCGCGCCAATCGTTCAGCTTCAGTTTCATACGCGGCTACTGTTTTACCTAGGTTTCCGCGCGCCAACGCCGCTTCACGGGCTGGGCCGGTAATTGTGGTAAGCGCATTCTTGGCAGCTTCTGTGGTGCCTCTGGTCGCCGTAGCGGTCGTGCCACCGGCCAACTGCGCTAACACATTGGTGGATTCCGCTTCGCCCATCAAACGCATTTTGCGCAAGAACTGCGGGTCTTTTTGCAGTGCATCTTGAATCAACGCTTGCCAAGTGGGGTTTTCAATTTTAGCGGTCAACTCAGCGACGCTACTTGTTGGCGACGCCGTTCGCAATGCATTGACTACTTGGGGTAAGTCATTGCCTATGGCGGCTTGCGCCAGCTTGGCTGCTTTCTGCTGCGCCAACTGGCGCAAATCAGCAACTTTACCTACGCCTGCCGAAATCAAATTCCCCGCAACGCGCCCGCCGGCCTCATACGTTGCGCCTTCAAGAACATTCCTAACCGGCTCTACAACCGCTTCAGCTCCGGTGCGTGGTGCTTTGCCGCCTATGTATATGTCGGCCAAGTTAAGCGCTTCTTTGGCCATGCCGTAGCCCAAGCCTGCGCCGCCCACAATACCTAACGGGCCCAACGGCGTACCTAACGCCGCGCCGCCAGCCGCGCCCAATGCTTCAACAGTAGGAGCAACAAATCCACGAACTTTTTCGTATGTAGTCGGCTCTTGCCGCGCAGCCGGCATACCTTCTGCGGGCTTAGGCATTTCAAGCGCAATAGCAGTAAGGCCAAATTTTTGTTTAATGGCTGATTGCGTTGCAAGGTTAGCATTTGCAAAGTTAGGGTCTTGCGGTGCCCATTTGTCAAAAATAGCCTGCTTAGTAGCAGGATTGGCGTTGACAAAATTAGGGTCGGCAAGAATTGACGCTAGATCGGCCATATCAATCCTTTATGGTTTTAACAAAGGGTTAGATGTATCAACCGTATTATCTTTGCCTACGGTCGATACGCCCCCACCAACCCGCGTCTTAGCGCGTTCTACGCCTTTGCGCACAATGTCTTGGAATTCGCGAGCTGCAGTAACAAACTCTTTTTCGCTTTGGGCCAAGCCCATGCGGTTAAGCGCTGCGGTACCTTTTTCACCTTCAATGTTGGTGATAGAACCGCCGCCCTTAAGCGTTTCAAACGCTTGCAAAAACGCGCCGCCTTTGACTTGGTCAAAACGTGATTGAAAATCAGACGCGGGGGTTCCCGGGACAAAGCGAGCGCCAGGCAGCCAACTAGCGCCAACAGCGGTTTCAAAGCCGGGGTGTGGTTTAGTGCCTGCCGCGATAACGTTACCGGTTTTGTCGCGCACCTCTTGCTTACCAACTAAGGAGTCAATCAAGTTCAATGTGGTTTCAGCAGTGTCTAAAACCTTTGGTAACACTTGTTGCGCAAGGGCTTGATCTTTGGATATTGCCGCGCCCGTCGCCTTAGCCTGCGCTATTTGCGTTTGGAACACGGGGTCTGCCGCGCGGCGTTGGTCTTCTTGTTGTATCTTAAGATTTTCCATTGCGCGCGCATTAACAAGGTCTTGGCCCCGCAAGGTAATGTCTTGGCCCCGTCTTGCAGTTGTAGCGCTAAGAACGTCGCTTGGCGTGGCTTGCATTTGGATAGGCGCGCGCACGACTTGGCCAAAACTTGGTAGGCGTGGGTTGCTTTCTTCAAGCCATTTGCGTTGGCCGTCAGATCGCTCGACAGGCTTAGACTCAAACAAGGCCATCAACTCTTTGGACTGAGCGCCTTGCGCGGCCATATAGGCTTGGCGCTCGGGCACGGGCATACTTAACAATTGCTTGGTTTTAGCCGCAGATTCTTCGGGCGTCATCAGCTTCTGGATAACTGCATCTTGGCCAAACGCAATGATGTTTTCATCCGAAGGGTTTAGCGACAAATCCCGCAGCGCTTGCGTACCAAAATCACGTTTTTGTTTGTAGATTTTTTGCCGCAATTCGTCGCGCGTTAGGTTTGCGGTCTCCTGTTCCGACAACAGTTTGGAATACGCCAACCCGGTTTTGCCAAACCCCGTCAGTTTATTTCGCGCTTCTGGCGATGCTAAATCGGGGTTTGAGGCAAAAAAGTTTTTAACCGCAACCTCTTCTTCAGCCCCGCGTTTTGCGGCTTCTACTTGCAACGCTGCCAATTCATTTTGCTTTTGCGCGTTTTGAATCTGCGAGAATTGCGCGTATTGAGCCAAAGGGTTGTCAAGCTGAAGAGGGCGACCGCTCATCGCAATGTTTGGGTTGATCGGCATGATCTGTCCTTATGAACGAATAGGTAGGCGGTTAAGATACTGCTGGCCACCGTAGAAGTTTATCCCCGAACCTATTGCGCTAGTCAACGCATTTGATTCGCCCAGATACCCAGACGCCCGCGCATTTGCGCCGCCCAAAATATTTTCGCCTAATTGAGCACCTAGATTGCCCGCCGCGCCAGTCAATGTATTGGCAGAACTTTGCGCTTGGCCAGCTAAACTTTGAAGCGGGTTAATTAACGCTGCGCGTTCAGCTTGATACCGGTTAAAAGCATTTCCGTACTCTTGGCTTGCTACATCTTGACCATATCGTTGCGCAGCTTTCATGGCCCCGCCAGAGATCAAACCGCCCCGCGCTGCCGCACTTCGATCCAGCGCCTTTTGGCCTTCTGACAATCGGAACGCATATCCTGGGTCGGTTCTAAACTCAGCTTCGCCAAAGGGTTTTGCCGCGCTGCCATAGCCTTGCGCGCCCGTGCGCCCGCTCAAGCCTAGCAAATCCATCAGCCTATTTTGACCCGTCAACCCCGCTTCGCGAAACGGCGCTTGAAGTTCAACTTGTTTGTTAAAAATGTCTTGTTGAGCAGCAGAGGCTTGCTCTGTTCCCCGCACTTGCGCGTCCGCAGCTTGACTGGCCGCTTGTTTACCTGTGTATGCGCTGTATGCCAGCGCGCCGCCTACGGCAACCATTCCCCATGTCATAGTGTTTCTCCTTGCGCCGTTAATTCCGGCAATGCGTCAACAGATGCAATCAAGCCCATTTCGTCATACGATGGTGCAATAACTTCTTGTTCGATTTTATCTAGTTCAGCCTCAGACTCAAACTCAGTCATGTGAACCGTAGTCCAAAGCGTGTCCTCTTCGGCGTAGACCGCGCGTTTAAGCCCAACTTCGGAAATAAACGTGCAAGGCGCTTCCAAATGCTTTTCGCCAAACTCGGTAAACACTACAACTTTACCCTTGGAAATAAAGTTTAGGTGTTGATGCCGGTGAATTTTGCCAATGATCAATGTGCCTTTGGGAATCATCATCTCGCGCGCGTATGTGCAGCAGCCGTATTTTTCATCTTTGGGTGAAAAATAGTGCTTCAACGTGCAGTCTTCCAGCGTAGACTCCAGCGCGCCCTGCGCGATGAGTTTTTGCAAGCCATCTTGCACGACAAGAATGTCTTGTCGAAACCTGACTTTATCGGAAGAATTGGCGATCTCGTTCATGTCACCTCACGGCCACTGACGCGCATGTTGATAGCTGTGGCAGTGCCTGCAATGGTGCTGATGAAGTCGCCTATGCCCAGCACTTGGCCCACCAACTCGGGGAAAGTATAGACCTCAGATGCTTGGAGCGTTTTGGTCTTGGTGATCAAGTTGGCGTTGCCGGCAGACCCAGCCGCAGTGACCAAGTTGACGCTGATGGTCGCAGCGCTGCCGCTGTAGTTGGTTGCGGTGAATTTATCGATGATGGCCGTGACGCCAGTAGCGGTGTACTGGGTGGTCTGGCTGTTCTCAACGTTCTTGGCGGGTACAAGGACTTTGACGGTGACTGTCATGGTTTACTCCAATAAGAGGCAGTTATTAGCGGCTTGTTGCATGATGACCCAATTGGTGCCGTCAGACACCATTGTCGCCCAATTGCCTGCAACTGCCAAGAGGATTGCTGTGCCAGCAGACGTGCTGTCAATGGGCACAACGTTGCTTGACGCAGACACCAAAGTCTGCGCTTGCATGTTCTTAAAAGTCAAGGTGCGGCCAGTCCATGACGATGCGGCGGGCAAAGTCACGGTGCAAGTTGACCCGGTCTTATTGTTGATAAACCAAGTTTCACCGTTGGCAACCGTAAAGTTGGCGGTTTTGGTGACCGGCGCTCCTGACGCCGCCGCCAACACAGACGCTGGCGTGACGTTTGTCCAATAGCCCAATGAAGTGCTGTACTGAATCAAGTCGCCGTTGGCCAACGTGCCAAACTCAACATTTGAGTCAGTGCCGCCAAGTTTTGAGCCTCGGATGATTTCAACGTGAAAAGACCCAGAACCGCCTGCCCCCGCTTTAATTACATACCCAACTTGTATCTTAATGTTAGGGGCAACAGGCTCAACTTTGGTCGGGTTGCCTGTTACTGGGTTGTACCAAATTGGGTCGTCATCAGCCCAAACTTCACCAAAAGCAGTGCCGTTGGTTGTAATGCCGCGCACTGTTCCAAAAACAGTAGCCCGCCCAAAATCATTAAGAGCCAAGGATTCAGTAGCTACGCCGACAATTGCATTGGCGTCTGTAATCCCCGCAATCGTGGGCGCAAACGTAATAACGCCGCTGGCCCCTACAACGCCTGTGTGATAGATAATTTGCAAGGGTGAATCGGTAACAGCGGCAGACGCTTTGCCGTAAACAAAAATTTCTTCGCCCACTTGCTGAGTGATGTTGTTGTTGCCCATCTTGGCGTTGAATGAGCCCGTAGCCGAATCAAACCAGAATTGGCCCGCAGTCGTGCCGATCCAAGGTGGCGCGGTGTCAAAGCCAAGGTAAGGAACCCAATCAATGTTAACTGCCGACAGCGTGCCTAAATCTTGACGTGGCAGCGTTTCAAGTTGCTGACGCACTTGGTTGATCAGCGCTTGCAACTCGCCCACTTCAGCCGACGGCTGTAAATCGCCTTCATGCCTGATCTTGAGGATATCTTCAGAATAATCAATTGCAGGCGGCAACGTCTGCAATTCTTGATTGACCGCACGAAGCGCGGCGTCATAGGACGCAAGCAGCGACTCGGAACTAAACGTAAGCCCCGAATCGTCAATAACCCCCGTGGCAACTTCATTGAGCGACAAAAAGAACAAGTACCACGCTCGGTCAATCAACCCGGTGCGTGGGTCAATCAACGGCACCCTGGGGGGCGTGATGGGCGTCGGGTTTGCGTTTGGGCTAGGCATTGGTCGGGCTGATAATCAATTCGGCCCCCATGATGGCCACTTTGACCGGGTCAGTCATGGATAGCTCATAGACGCGATCCCGCAGCTTAAGCGTCATGCCCAGCCGCCTCCAAAACGTCCGGTGGCCATACGCACCGATTCTGCCAAGCGGCGACCAATGCTCATTTGACCAAGTGTGCCCGCCGTCATCTGACCAACGCAGCATGGCTTCGGGGTATGAGCCTTGGCCAGTATTTAACCCTACGCCTGTCTCACAGTCTAATTGCAGGCTGTGGTGGGCCGTGCGCTTCAAGTTGTTCTGACCCGTGGGCAGCGCCCGCCAGGTGCGCAGCCACTTTTGAATCTGTCCATTGTCGGCGTACACGTCAAGATCAAAGGCGTAGATGTTGCCGTTTTCAAAATCGCCAACGACAACCTCGTTGTTGAACGCCATCTGGCAGTTGCTGCGGTGCCGGGTAAACGCGCCGTCAACAAAGCCGGCACGCTCATGCCAGGCTTGGGTGGCAGCGTCATACACCCAAGTGGTGTTGGCCGTGGGGAAAATCAGCACGTAAAAGCTGTGGCCATCCTGTTGATAAGTGTACGCAATGGCGTCCGACATATCGCTGTACTGCTGGATTTGCCATTCAACCGCATGGGTCGAGATGCGCTGGCCTTGGTAACCGTTAGCCCGGTAGACAATACCTTGCCCCCGGCGATCCCGGCCCAGCCAAAACAGGCCGTTGTCCATCTTGGCGATGGAGTAAGGGGCCGCGCAGCCAAGCTCATTGAACGCGCCTTGGATGCGTTGCAGGGGGAAGTCTGTGGCGCCTGAGTCGTACCAGACCTCAATGGAATTGGTGCCAAAGGCCCAGACTTCGCGGAAGTTGGATACCACGGCCAGCAAGCCATCGGGCGACCCTTCGGTGCTGGCAAACTCAAGCGGGTCAATGGACGTGCCGTCCAAAAGGGTCGTGACCCACATCTTTTGGCTATTGGGTTCGTTGAACACGAAATAGCCGTCCAAATAGCAGACCGTCACCGCGCCGGGAAAGTCGGGGTCAGTGATCTGGCCAAAAGCGTTTGTGGTGTTGTTGTAGATGTAGCTGGGGCCGTTGGCTGCGATGAACAGTTGCGTGCCGTTGTCGGCCATGCTGACCGGCCCAGAACCCGCTACGGTGCCAATCAGCGTGGGCACGTAGGCGTTGTTGATCTTGTAAAGCTCGGTGCCTGACACCACAAAGCCCACGCCATCGTTGGGTGAAAACGCCCACAAGCCCCGAACCGGGCCAGTGCCCACTGTTGACAAAAGCGTCAACCCTGGGCAACGCTGCAAGAATGCCGGCTCTTTACCGCCTTCGGGGATGACTTCTGGAAACAGATTGACCATGCGAGCATCCGCAGCGTTGACGCTGCGGGTCACGTAGGTCGAGCCAAGGATAGGCGTTTTCATCAATAATTGCCGGCGTAGATGTTAAAGCGCTGGCGAGTCGCAATCAACGAGTACGGCATAGACATGATGTCATCAGGATTGTTGATGCGCTTCAAGTTGCGCTTGGACGTCATGGCGATGCGCTGCACTTGGGGGCTGGGCTCAACGCCAAACTCAGGCGCAAACTCCATGGCCAGGTTGTACACAAAAGCCCGTAGATACCCAGGCGGGAACAAAATGTCGGTTGCCAAATTGGCAGGCTGACTTAGCTCTTGCACGCTGACAAAGTGGAACTCAAGCAGACGTGTGGGGCGTGGGTAGATGTTGATCGTGACATCTGGGTAGGTCATGTTGACGAACATGACTTGGGGAAAGGTTGAGGTTACGGTCTTGACCGCGATGCCGTTGTACTGCTGCTGATTGATCAGCTTAATGCCATACGACACCCCAGTGCCGGGGTCTTTAAAATAGGTGGCGTCGTCTACCAAAACAGGTCGCACGGCGGTGCCGTTTAGGCGCACTAGAGAACCGGTGGGGCCAAGGGTTTCTTCAATAGAGCCGACCGGCCAATTGACAATCTGGTCGATGGTACAGAAGACAGACAGACGCTCGGTGTTCCAAGAGTCAATCATCTGGTTGAGCGCCATTAAAGCGTCTTGAGACACCGATGCAGAAGGGGTTTCACCTTCGGCCAGCACACCCAGCAGCCGCAGCGCCCGGTTGATCTGATCGGCAGCGGTGTAGGTCGCCATATTTACGCTCCTTGTTCGACCGCCTCAACAGCCGGGCGGCCACGTCTACGTTTTACTTCCTGTGGAGCCGCCTCTTCAACAACAATCGGCGTGTCAAGAGTATAGCGTGTCCAGCCATTTCTTTCATCGTTCTCGGCTTCAAGTTCCATCGATGCAATCTTTGCGCCGTGGACAGGGTGAGACATGTAAATGATGGGCATAAAAAGAAGGGGGTGATTAGCCCCCTGGTTGGTTTAGGCAGTTATGCCAATGTTTTTCAACGCCACACGAAGCGCGTTAATTGCAGTCGCCAGTTCAGTACCGGTGGCGGTATTGGTGACGGCTGTGATGGCAGCAGCTTGGGCAACAGGCGTAGTGCCATAAAAGCCAGCAGTGCCGCCGGCAGTGCCAATGATTGCACCGTCAAGTTGCGGGTCTTCGTACGCAACACCAACAGGTTTAGTGTTTGTAGGCATGATTGTTCCTTAAAAACAGGGGCCGAAGCCCCCATTAGGTTTACTTCAAAAACGCCGAATAGGCTGCGTCACCAGTACGCACGAAACGGTACGTGTGCGCACCAAAACGTGGGACAGTCACAGAGCCAAAGATCGTAATACCAGTGCCTGTGGTAACAGGAACGGTAGACGATGAGCCGGTGTTGTTGTTGTTGCAAATGGTCAATTCAAAAGCTGAACCAACTTTTGCGCTAGGAATAGCTGCATCAAGCAACGCTGCGGTGGGCAACGTAACTGTCAATGTAGCGTCCGAGGCTTTTGCACAAACAACCAAACCAACCGCCACTTGAGCGGCGGTCAAAGTGGTGTCGCCGGTCAAAGTTGCGGGGATGGTTTGTACGGTGAGTTGAGCTTCAGTCAGATTGCCGTCACCAACTTGGTAACCGCCTGCGCCGTTAGGTAATGCCATGATAATTTCCTTTAAAAAAGTTACGAAATGAAGCCCCCGAAGGGGCATTCAAGATCAACCCCAAATGCGGCAGGCCATCTGAGGACGAATGGTGGAGAAGCCATACAACACGTCGATACGGCAAGGCATACGGTCGTTGTTGATGTCGTACTGGCGAACCACACGCAAGCTGATGCCATTGTGGACGGCGCGCGCAGCCATGTCGACGCCTTGGGGCAGCAACAAGTCAGCGGTGGCGAACGTGATGGCGTCCTTGTGGTAGACCAAGTTCTGGGGGTACTGAGTTGAAGCAGCGCCCACAAACACCACAGCTTTGTTGTTACCAGGCAAGGTCAGCATGGTAGCCAGAGCGTGGCTGGCCGAGTACATCGGCGCAACGGTCACAGTGGCGGTTGTGGTGCTGGTCGAGGAGGCCAAAGCCACAAACTGGAACAGCGAGCCGGTGGACTCACGGGTCTGTGGGTTCACGGCGTAGCAGTCAGCAATGGTAAACACGTCACCAACGGCGATGGTTTCACCAGAGCCAACAGTCAGCGTCAGCGTCGCAGAGCCTTCAGCGGTCACGGCGGCAGCAGTGACGGTGCCGGTAGCGGCGCGGGTGCCAGTGGAGTGCTGCTTGATCGACTGAGACATGTTGATCTCGTCAAAGCCCAACACACCCATGCCCATCATGCCATTCTTGAACTGGCGGCTGATGGTATCGGTGGGGTTGAACAGACCCTTCATGCCTTCAACCAAACCAGCGTTAGCGGCGGGGTTGACGGTGGCATAACGGGGGCTCATCACAGCGGCGTTCTCGTTCAGCTTCTGCTGGGCTTGCAACAGCACCAAAGAGGTCGAAGGAGTGGTGCCAGGCGTGCCCACGGTGTTACCGATGCTCTTGTAAGCATTGGCAACGTCGGCATCGATGGAGCTGGCCAACTGGCTGATACGAGGCTTCAACACACGCTCTGCGAAGTCATCCAATTGCATGGTCAATTCAGCAGATGTGAAGTTGACACCAATGTGCTTTTGGCTGGCCACGGTCAAGGTGGTGAACTGTTCGTTGTCGTCTTGAACTTGCAAGGCGGCACCGTCGGTCACCAAAGCGCGATCAGGCAGGCGAATACGCAGGGTCGAACCAATCTTGGCACCTTCAACAGCAAAGCTGTCGTCGTACTGACGGTTCACGTTACGGGTCAACACAAGGTTGTTTTCGAGAATCTCAAGCGCTTTGCGCGTGATCATGTCGATGGTTAAGATACTGTTAGCCATGGAAAAAGTCCTTTAAAAATTTAGCGGTTTGCCTGCATCTTTTTCAACTGTCGGGCTCGTTCGGCATCAATCCACTCTGAAGCACTCATGGTCTTGGTAGACCGTGGGTCAGTCGTGTCATAAGCCGGCGCTCCAGAGGAGCGAGCCGTCACGGGCGAAATCGGTGCTGGCGCGGATGTCGTTTTCTTCACTGGTGGATCGCTGGCCAACTTGGCCTCAATCCTTCCAATTTCCTTGGCCTGCAAGATAGGTGCAAGACGGGAGATTCGATCTGCTTCCTTGGGGTTTGCACCGAGGTAGTAAGCTACTTCAGGGCCAACGTCCGAGGCTTGAATCGACTGAGCCATCACGGTCGTGATTGGAAGTTTCGGGTTGTACGCGACCTGTTCAAAGTCATCGTATTTGTTCCGAGCTTCTTCTTCCTTTTCGTGATAAGTCTCAAGAATTTCAGATTGCTGCCGGGCATGTTCACGCTGGGCAAGCAGCTCTTCAGCCTTTTTGTAGGCCAATGCGTCTGCATAGGCTTCAGGACTGTCAAACTGATCAACCGGCGGGATGTCTGCTGGCGCTCTCAATGCCTGCGTTTCCGCTTGCCTTTGAGTCTGCTCTCTTTCCCACTTACGCTGTTCTCTCGCAAGCCGCTTACCGATGGCTGCATCCAGTTCTTCTTGGGTAAAAACCCTTGAAGGTTCTTTCTGCTCATCAGCGACTACCGGCGCATTTTCTACAGTCTCAGGAGTGGCCGTCACTTCCGTTGCTGGCGCGGAGTCAACTTCCGCTAGGTTTTGGACTTCTTCAGTCATGTCAATGAATCCTAAGATTCCCCGGTGAACCTCACCGGTAAGGTTTGTCAGCATTATGCTGGAATTTGGGCCGCTTGGTAAGCGGCAATTACATCAGCCGTATGCACCGCAGCGCAAATGGCTTGAACCTTGGCATCTTCTGCACTGTAATTATCCCCTGGGGCAACTACATGGCGGTGAAACGTGCTGCTAATTTGATTGCCATCTTCCATGACGGCGGTCTTGGTGCGGACTTGCACACATCCGTTCTCAACAATTTCAATCAAATCGACAGAGATAATTTTTTCCAACATGATATTTCCTTTTTAGCAGTCGGTTGCGCCAGCAAATTCTGGCAGGGTTTTTAAATGTGCGTAGGCTTGGGCAATTGGGTTGTCACCTGCAATGTTGTAAGCACAACCAAAAGACGCATCAGCAAAGTGCGGAAGTTCAGAATTGTTTTTGTAAGACCTGACCTGAAAAGTCATTGCGTCTTTGCTGACCTGTGCGCCTTCAACGCGGTGATATGCGTTAGATGCCGAAAATCCGTGAGGTGTGGTCGTTGTTTTTTCAAGTGCCATGATTTTTCCTTTAAGCCAAGTTTGCCATTGGTTTCCAAGTGCCAGGGGTTCCCGCAACGGTGCAGACCCAGCCAGCGGGTTGCCCCGTGGCTGGCGCAGAGTTCATCACAACGTCTGTCACCCGCCAAGTGCCAGTTGTGGGCACTGCTGATTGTTTTCTAGGTAGATACACACCGCTCTCTGCGTTGTTTTCAAGTATTAATAAGCCGCCAGTGTAATTTGCGGCAATATCTACAAAAAGGGCTTTGGCAAAATAGTTATACCCAATGTAGACAGGTGCTTCAAGTACACTTCCAACAAAAATGCTGTTACCTGGAACCGAAGATATGCACCGATTGTTTTCAACAAAACATTGACCAGGGCTATTTAATTGAATGTCGTTGGTAGTCATTCCAACGATATGATTTCCTGTGAGCCTGTTGTGATATTGATTTGTGTTTGCGGCGGCATTGATACGAATGCCCGCAGGTACTGTCCCAGTTGCTATGCAGACATTCCCTTCAATATTTATTTGTGACTGTATAGGTGACGCAAGACCCAATCCGTAGATGCAAGCGTCCCCTGCGCCAGCGCTGTCAACTTGAATGTAATTATTTTTTATATTAAATATGTTGCTTACCGAACCATATCTAATGCCATTAACAGTTGATTCCAAATCATTGTCAAGAATGTTTACAAAAATGGCGGAGCCGATAAAAATATCGCTATTAAATCCGTATATCAAATTACCAATTACATGGATGCCTTCGCAGCCAGTGCCGTCCATAAACACGCCATATTCATCGGCTGAACCGCTAAACGAATCGCCGCCTTCAAAAATTATTGTGTTGTTGCATACATTGTGATTTAACGCATATACTCCAAAGTTAAATGGATTGTTTATTTTGGATATTTGCAAGTCTCTAAAACTGCATTGCCAAGTGTTGTTAATTATAAAACCTTGGTTGAAATCCCTAATGCGTAATCTGCTGAAATTTAAACCATCTCTTGAGTCAACGCCGACAGTCCCACCTGGGGGCAATATAGACTCTACCGCAGCCCAATTTGCTGTTGAGCCAACTGCACCTTGAAGTCCAAAATCTTGGTAGAACATGCACCCGTTGTCGTATGACGCAGATGTAAAATTTAAGCCATTGCAAGACCTTGGGTATAAAGTAGATACAGAACCGCCTTCACCAAATATGGACACACCAAAGGGAATTGTTAAAGCTGAATCAATGCGATATTTTCCTGTTGGGATAAATATTGCACCGCCGCCCGCCGCATTAACCGCAGTGATAGCAGCTTGGATGGCAGTTGCGTTATTTGTTCCTGCGCCTGTTGAGGTGTTGTAGTCTGCTACTGCGCCGTAATCCAAGATATTGGCGACAGCGCCAGTAATCATTGAATATGAAACTTTAGTAAGTGCCATTTTTAACCTTTAAACAAAATATGTTCCGCTAATAAAAATATTTCCTGCGGCATCATAGGCCAAACCTACATTTGCACCACCTACTGATGGAATTTCAACAAATCGAATTATTGTCACACTTGGATTTATTTGTGCTACAACTGTGGTTAATGCAGTTTTTGTAACGTTTTCAAGTTGCCCAATTGTCATAGCTTGATACCTACTAGCCACAGATGTGTAGGGCAGTCCTGCAATTGCTAACGACCCAGTTCCAGTGCCAGTATTCCAATCAATATACAAAGTTATCGCAACAATATTGCCAATTTTTGTATATGAACCAGTTTGTGATGTGTAAGAAGCTGTTCCCGCAGTAGTTGTTCCTTCAATTGTTGCTGTCCAAGTACCTTCTTCGTAGTCAGCAAGCAATTCGCTGGTCATGCCAGCAGGATGTGATGTGGCAGAAAAGTCAATGCCTTTGCCCGATGTGCCAATAACAAGGTTACCTGTAGTCAGTGTTGCGTCAGCCATGCTGACTGATCGGCCAGCAGTCAAGTTAGCAACAGATACTTGTTTGGTCGTGCTGCTTTGAACAATAGGCAGAACTTCGGTGCCTGCAAGCGGAACAGTGGACGCGGGTAATGCGGAAATTTTGGTGTCGGCCATGATGGTTCCTTAATTAAACATGACTTCAATGGTTGAAGTGATGGGCGGCGCTTGTGAAAATGTCAGCGTTGTGCCCGACACGGTATATGTGTTTTTCTGCTGGTACACGCCATTGATATACACAAACGTGAAGTTTTCGCCAAGGGATGCAGAACTTAAAGTAAATACGGTTTGTGACCCAGTGCCGGTAAAGTTTTGAACTTGAAATTCTGCTGCACCAACGCCAGAAATATTGTCGTATGTAGCAATAAGTACATCTGTTGACGTGTATAACGCAAATTTGTACGGGCCTACGCTTAACCATATTTCACCGCCTGGCACGCGCCCTGCGGAATCTAAAATAATTGGGTTGGTATGCGCCGTGTTGCCACTAGAAGATGTATAGCTTGCTTTTGGTGTGGTTGTTCCCGCTGCGTAAGTGTATAGCTTGCCACCAGACAGGATTACGCCGCTGTTGGTAAAGAACTGGGCCGCAGCGCCGCCCACAGGGGAAAGAAAGACGGCCATTTAGGTCACTCCAAAAGAATCAAACCACCGTCCTCTTGGACGAGATTGTCATTGTTTTCGCACAACAAATTGCCGATAATGATCTCGGCATGCTTTCCAGAAACCAACGTGGCAATACCGCCAAGACCAATGGCTACTGCGTTGCGAAGAGCGACACCAAAGCTCATTGCTTGTTAATCGGTTTGCAGTAGATCGCGCCGTCATCTGCAATGCGAATGGCACTTACGCGGAAGGGTGCGCCGGTGCCCATGGGCAAGTAGAACGGGATTGGGGTATACGCAGGGATCGGCGTGCTGCCAGTGGTGGCCACGGCGCCAGGGCCAATCTCTACATAGCAAGGGGTCGTAGACCAGACCATCACGCCTTCAGGGCCAGAACCCCAATCGGCAGTATTGCCCGCAGAACCGCTGTAAGACGCGGTGCGGCCAGGAAAACCAGTTTGTGATAGGGGGTTAAGAAGTTCCATCATATTTCCTTATGCCAAAAAGCGGAGTTTGTACAGAGTGCGAAGATAAATCTCAATGATGTTGTCAATGAGCTGCTGCAAAGATGAGTCGGATTTGTCAGCCACTTCATACCGGCAGTCTTCAATTTCTTTCAGCGAGTCTTCCAAAAACTCAATGATGTTAGCCGTCTTCTTTGCCGAATGCAAAGTAATTGGCCCCATCAAACCATGCCGGCCTTGATAGGCTTCAGCAAAATCATCAGCCGCACCAATAATTCGGTCGTAGAAAATGTTAAGCGCCACATGCTTGGAGTAGCTGCGGGTGTTCAGATGCACTGAATGCGCTACGTCCCGCGCCAAAAACAATAGACCTAGAAAATCGCACGCTTTCATTGTGGCATCCCTTGTTGTTCGGGCATCATCTCATTCTGATCTCGGCCAGGCATTTCGCTGACCAAGTCTCCTGATGTGATCATGCCATGCACCGTACCCAAGACTATATCTTGAATTTGCTCTGGTGACATGCTTGCCTGCACTTGGGCCAAGCGCTTGGTTTCAGCCTCGTATGCCTTGACTTGAGCCTCAAAATCTTTGCGCTCTTGCTCTTGCACTTCGATGGATTTGCCCACGTTTCTGATCATCTGGTGCATCTGCTCCATCTCTTGGCCCATAGCCTGCATCTGCTGCTGTGCAGCTTGCAGTGCCGGGTTGTCCTCACCGTCTGACAAGAATTTGGGGTCAATGGTCTTAGCAAAACGCTTAGACATCTCTTGGGCGCCAGGCCAATCCATGTTCTTGACAAACAGGTCACCGGCCACAGCCCACAGTTGAGGATTGCCTTGCAACAGTTGTGCCATTGCCTCCAATGCCTCTTGACGTTTGGTCGCGTAGCCTGGGCCAGTGATCGCTACCACGTCGTACTTGCCGACGCCTGGGTTGTAGATTTTTTCGATCACAATCCCGCGCTCATCCATGATCTTGTTGACCGGCTGCTGTTGCTCCGGATTGATCTTGATCATCTTGGTCTCGCCATCTTCACCAATGATGCGAGCGATGCGCTGGGTGTCGTAAATCTTGGGGATCAAGTCCACCAACTGACGGGCCACATGCCGCACGCCACGGGCTAGGTTATCCCCGTAATGGTAAGTACCTACGTCGCCTTCGCGCTGGCGAGCCAGAATGGCTTTGCCCGAACGCTCATTGGAACCCATACCCAAAGATGCGTTGTACTGGCCTGTGGTGCTCTTGATGTCTTCAGACGCCCCTGCCTTGGCTTGCAGAAGGCCGCTGGAGGCCATTGGTGGCTGGGCCCGCTGGGGTAGTGGCAACATGCCGCCTTGGCCGTCTGTAACGTCTGGATTGACCTCCAAATACGGCCAATTCTGCGTGTTGGCGGTCTTCCATTGGTTTTCATAGCCTTCAAACTGGCCACCGTAGCCAATGAATGGGGCTTTGGGCGCCAAGGCCAGCATTTCGGCCTCTTGGCTGACCCAGTAGTTGTACATGCGCTGGGCGTCTTTGGCGTTGCGCACCAAGCCCGACACGTACAAACGACCATCCACCTCAAATTCGTTGCCCACGATGCGAATGACAGGGATGTATTTGCCCGCCCACTCGCGCTCTTCAAGGATTTCGTACCCGTTGATCTTGCAGTACTTGACTTTTTGGCGGTCAGATTGGCGTGACTTTTTGGGCTTGCCGTAGATCGCCCGCAGTTGCTTATCCTCGGGCGTACCTTCAAATGCCGTGGCGTTGCCGGGGTACAGATTCAGCGTTTCGGGGTCAAAGTCAATGTAGTAATAGTCAGCAATGCGGACTGTGTCTTCGTTAAGCCAATTGCTGATTGACTGATCGCCTACACCCAGCGATTGCAAGGTGGTGATGGGCGACGCATCTGGATACATTCGCTCAAACTCGGCCTTGGTCACATCTTCAGTGACAAAGCAATACTTGGCGTCCGCGCCGGTCGGGTCTTGGATCGTTGGATCCATGTAGACCGAAAAGGAGTTACGAACCCGGCCAATCTTGATGTCTTGGTCAAACGTGTTGTCGTCGCAATACTCGGTCAGCAGGCGAAGGTAACCTTCGCCGTAAGAAACTTGGTTTTCGCAGGCAGTGTCGTAGGCCACATCAGCGTCGCTCATGTACTCAATGTGCCGAATCATGCCGTTAAAAATGTCGGCCACTTCCACGTCGGCGTTGTCGTCCACCGGGATGACCTTGGCGCCTGGCCGGTTCTGGCGCTGGTCGTTGGTGACTTGGCGCACATGCTGGGGCAACTTGTTGATCGTCAGACACGGGCGAGCGTTGATGGTTTGACCTTGCACCGCACCGCGAGTGGCCAATACGTCGGCGGGCCACTGCCAGTGGTTGTCGGGCGAGCCGGCGTAAAAGCGCAGGTCGTCGATCTCATCTTCGCGGCTCTCGGCAAGCGCAGACACCGCCATGTCCAGCCGGGCACGGGCTGTGGCCAAGATGTCAGACGCGCTCTTCTTTGGTTTACCGCCTTCGGCCACTGCGCCAGCAGCCGCAATGCCTGTGAAGTCTGCCATTATTTGATCTTGTTAAGGACTTTGTCCACCG